CACAAAGAAATCGTTAGCAAGGGAGAAGAGTTTCTCAGGATTAGAGTTGCCTCCCATAACGGAGCTTGAAGAATATAATAATATTAAATCAAAGAAACAAAAGAGGATTAGTAATAAACTTAAAGCGTCTAAAGAAAGACGAGTAAGAAGATTACACAGAGAAGAAAGATGGAACTGAATGGCTTATGTACAAACAGCATGTCCGCACTGCAATTCATCGGACGCGTACACAATATATGATGATGGAGCTTACTGCTTCTCATGCCAATACTCAACTAAAAAGAAAGACTATAATATGAAAGATGTAATAGAAGAAGATAATGAATCAGCGTTTACGTTTGTTGAAGACATAGCTTCATACAAGAGTTACCCTATAACTTCACGTAAGATATCACAGAAGGTTGTAGACTACTTCAATGTGAAGATGTCTGTTGATTCAGAAGGTAAACCTGCTTCACACTTCTATCCGTATACTAAAGACGGACAAGTGGTAGCATACAAAGAAAGAATATTACCTAAAGATTTCCGTACACACGGTGACTTTAAGAAGACAGAATTATTCGGCCAAGCTCAAGCAGTAGGCTCAAAGACTTTAGTAATAACTGAAGGTGAGTTAGACTGTATGGCTGTAGCTGAAGCATTCATGTCTCACTATAAAGATAGAATATTTCCTGTAGTTTCGTTGCCATCTGCAACAGGAACTCGTGCTCTGCTTGATCAGAGAGAATGGGTTAATAAGTTTGAATCAGTTATACTTATGCTAGACAATGATGAAGCAGGTAAGAAATCACTAGAGCTATGCGCTAAGATCATAGGTGCAGGCAAGGTTAAGATCGCCTCTCTCAGAGGTAAAGATCCTTGTGAATCACTACAAAAGTACGGTGCTAACGCCATACTACGAGCCATCTGGGATGCACAGACATGGTCTCCTGCAGGTATAGTAGTAGGTGAAGATATCTGGGCTGAGTTTAAAGCTAGACAGAACACAGAATCTGTACCATACCCTTCATGTTTATCAGGTCTTAACGATAAACTTAAAGGTATTAGACAAGGTGAGATTACTTTATTCACATCAGGTACAGGCTCAGGTAAATCAACTGTAATCAAAGAGATTGTACTTGATTTACTAGAAAAGACTGATGATAAGATAGGTCTTATATCTCTTGAAGAATCAGTAGGTGATACTGCAGAGAAGTTTATATCAATGCAGCTACGTAGGCCTGTAATGGATCCACCTCCTTTGACTGATAAAGAATTAAGAGCAGGCTTTGATGCTGTCTTTGGTGATGAAAGGTTAGTACTACTCGATCATCAAGGTTCTGTTGGTGATTCAAGTCTTATAGATAAGATAGAATATATGGCATTGATGGGTTGTAAGTACCTAGTTCTAGACCATATCACTATTGCTGTATCAGAAGGTACAGAAGGTTTATCAGGTAATGAAGCTGTAGATAAGATGATGTCTGATCTACTTAAGGTAGTAAAGAAACATAACGTATGGCTCGGCTTAATCTCTCACTTACGTAAAGCTCAAGGTGGTACAAAGAGTTTCGAAGAAGGTAAGCTTGCTTCTATCGATGACATCAAAGGCTCAGGTTCTATTAAGCAAATATCATTTGATATAATTAGTTTTGCCAGAAACCTAGTAGCTGATGATGAATTAGAACGTAACACAATAATGTTTAGAGTATTAAAGTCTAGATTTACAGGTCTAACAGGTAATGCTGGTGCTGCAACTTATGATATTAATACTACAAGACTATCTAAAGTAGGAGACTTTGCGTTTGAAACAGGAACGTTATGATAAGATATACTTAACGGTAGCTCACGTGTTTAGTCAGCTATCGTTTGACAATGAAATAAAAGTTGGAAGCATCATAGTCCGTAATGGACAGGTGCTTTCACAAGGGTTTAATGGTATGCCAACAGGTATGTGTAATCACACAAGACATTCTGATGGTATTACTAGACCTGAGGTTATCCACTCAGAAGCTAACGCACTTATGAAGTTAGCTAAAACAGGTGGCAGCTCTGAAGGAGCTACGATATATACTACACATTCACCCTGTATGGAATGTGCTAAACTTATACTACAAGCAGGGATTATTAGAGTAGTATACGACGAGACGTATGATAGCTACGCGCTACAATTTTTAAAAGAAAGAGGACTGGATGTCAAAACCTATAGATCAGGTGACCAAGTACCTATTAGAGAAAGTCGAGAGGATAAACGTAAACAATCCGAAAGCTAACTCTGGTGGTGTACTTTTAAAGTTACATAAAACATACGAAGAAGATATGGATATGTTTGTGAACATCGCATTGCAGACAATACAGATACTATTTACAAAAGACACTAGTGATAGTCCAGCAGGAACATCACAGCTGACTAACACATCATTTAAAATCGGACAGCACATACACCGTATACTTAAACGAGATAAAGTACCATGGTCTATGGAGCTAAGGCTAGGTGATTTGTTTGTTGAAGCATTTTACAATTGCGGTTATATAGATTTATATTACCCAAGAATAAGAGACAGCAGCCACATAATATCTGCTACACCTAAGTGGATTGAGCTTGCTGACTTACATGAAGCAACTACTCGTATTAATCTAACAGCTACGATTACTACGATACCAAAGTCTATTACTTCTATGGTGCAGCGTGATCGTCACTTAGTTATAAAGAATAAACTTAAAGACGATAAGTTAGATCTCAGTCAACCATACATCAATGCAATGAATAAGCTACAGAAAACTGGTTGGCGTATCAACAGAAGAATATATGATGCACTAATAGATAACAAAGGTAACTTCTTACAAGAAGAACCTTATAAAGATAACGATGCTAAAGAAATGAAGCGGCGTAGTAAAGCTATGGAATGGAAGTTCATTATGTCTAAGGCAAAGCTACTGAAAGAAGAAGATGTATTCTATCAGTACGTTGATGCTGACTATCGTGGTAGAACCTATTACATAGAACCTTTCTTAAACTTTCAAGGCTCAGACTTATCTCGTGGTATGCTTAAGTTTGCACGTGGTAAACCGATGACAGACGCTGGGTTATTCTGGTTAGCAGTTCATACTGCTGTTAGCTATAATGAAAGCTATAAGATAGATGAGATACCTGATTGGGTTGAGCAAGATTATAAATTGTATCTTGAATCAGAAGGATTAGAGGATATCTCTGTAGACAAGATGACGCTAGAAGATAGAGTTAACTGGGTAAACAATAACATGGATTGGATTGTAGACTTAGGGCAAGCTGCTTCTTTTGTACCTTGTGAAAAGACTGTATCATTCTTAGCATGTTGTATTGAATGGTATGACTATCATGAAGCTAAGAAAGATCATAGACTTCATATGACCCACTTACCTATACCTATTGATGGTAGTAACAATGGCTGGCAACACCTTGGTTCTATATCTAAGGACGTACAGACAGGAGATCTTGTTGGTTTAATTCCTATTGAAATACCTAAAGACTTCTATGTACAGACAGCTAAAGAACTAATCAGCTTAACTAAAGACGAACGATTATGTTCTATATTAAACTCAATGCCGATGAAACATATTCGTAAAGGCATAACTAAACGTGGATCTATGACGCGAGCTTACTCTGCAGGTGCAGGTAAGATAGCTGAGAACATGTTCTTTGATTGTAAAGCAGAGGACTACCACACTACATATGGTATTACTCAAGATGATTGTAACAAGTTTGCAAAGATTCTAATCAAAGCTATAGATAAAGTATGTCCAGGTCCATTAAATACTATGGCGTACTTGCAACAACTAGCTTCATTTGAAATAGGAAAGTACAAGAAGTTTTCTCCTGATGGAGAGCCTGCTGGTAAAGAATACACTGATGTTATTACTAGGCAGAAAGAACTTTATGTACAGAAAGATAAGACAGATGAAGAACTACAGGAACTAAGTAAGCTAGTACAGTTTATAAACTCATACGAATCAAGAAAGATTTATGGTAACGGTGAGGATAAACTATGCTGGACTACACCATCAGGTTTTCCTGTAGAGTATACTAACTTTCAGATGCAGCGGCGTAAAGCTAAAGGTACTATCAGTGGGTATACAACTTATAATAAACGAGGAGCAGTACAACACTGTGCACAAGTAGCAACTAAACTTCCTGATATAAGAGGATTTATGACAGGAATATCTCCTAACTTTGTACACTCTATGGATGCCAGTCATATGGCATTAGTTATAGACGACTGGAACGGAGAGTTCGGTGCTGTACACGATAGCTTCTCAACTCACGCGTGTGATGTAGAGTTATTACTCGCTCACACTAAACGTAAATTCATAGATATGTATGATGTAGATAACTTCTACAACTATATTGAAGGAGAACTAATAACAGATAAAGAAGGAATAGATGTTGAACAACCAGAATTAGGTAGTCTAAATATAAATGACATAGAAGATTCTGACTATTTCTTTGCTTAAGGAGGAGCTAAATGCCTAGAAGTTATAACTATCTGGCACTGCGAGGCGCTGATGTAGATGATAAAGAACTACAAGAACAGTATCCGCAGATACCAGAAGATGCATTATATACACCGAAGATTAACGAAATGATGTTAGACATTGTATACAATCAGAATATAGAAGCAGGTCAAACAGAAGAAGAAGCAACCAATAACAAGAACATAGCAGCACGAGGACTGAAAGAACTGTACGCTAAAAACGGATTGCTTTAATAAAAAACCCCAATAGATTTCCATACGGATTTCTATTGGGGTTTATTTTTTAATTAATGAGAGAAGTATTGTAACGGTATCATTGTATACGAGCCATCACGATTGCGATGTTTGTATCCTTCTGATCTAAGTTTCTGCATTAACTTCTGTTTCTTATTATTTGTTTTTATTATCATTTTAGTTATTTGGTTTCTAAAATCTAACTGTTTATAGAACTCATCTACAAAAGCATAGTACTGTCTGTACGTTATGTTAGGTGATGGTTGCCAGTTAGGATTCTGCGGATCATAAGTATATCCTACTTTTTGCATAGCGTTTCTCATACTATCGACCCATACTTTTGCTTGTAAACCAAAGCTTGATTCATCATGAGGCGCCATCTTACCTAGTCTTCTAGCAAGTTGAGTACCACTATAAGTTTTCTTCTTACCATCTTCAGTTGTTGTACCTGTATGATCTTCTAACATATACTTCATATACAAACCATCTATGTCTGATATAATATCATTGCCTTTCTCTTTAAGAACTGCAGCTTTATTTTTCTCATAGCGTTTCATAAGTTGTAGAGTAGAATCTTTATAAGCCTGCAAGTAAGAATAGTTTATACATTCCTTCATCCAGTTCTTATTAACTTCTCCTAATACTAAATCATAATTGTTTGCATCCATTTTAAACGCATCATATATAGTAAACATATACGGGCTACCTTTTCCGGCATTAGATATATCATTCCATGATTTACCTGTGTAAGTCTTAACAACTGTCACAGCATCTAAAGATTGTATAGGCCCAGGTAAAGCACCACCATACGAATGTCTTCCTGGTTCAGAACCTTTTGCTGTAACTAATGGTGCTGACGAAGTCATACGCTTTTTGTAATGTGTAACTGTACGTTGTTTACCCTTACCGCTCTTATCATATATAGTATATGTAGTTTTATCTGCTGTCTCTGCACCTTCTGATACAGCTCTACCAAATGCTAGCTTACCTATACCACCAGGCCCATCAATGACTTGTATTTCATTTAGAACTGCAAACATACCTGATGACGCACGTGTTAAAGATCTAGAAGCAATAGCATCTACAGACATAACCTCAACTAACGACTCAGAATATTTTGAGTTCAAAGCTTTAGCTAACTCATCTACATTATTATTAAATCCTAGCTTTTTATTCTGCATAATATATGCATAGCTTTCTACAAAAGCTGGGTTTGCTTCTTGTAGTTTAAGGTTAATAGCATCTCTAAAGTTAACCCAAAAACTAAACAGTTCCATACCATAACCATAAGTCATAGTTGTATCTTTGTTTAATTGTCTATAAGAATATAACTCTGCTGCAACGGTATTAAGATGATCGATTGCAGTTGCTCCATCGGCAGGATCAAAGTTTATATCAGGCCAACCATCATTTAAAGAAGCAACAGCAAGATCTTGTAACTGATCTCTTACATCTCCTTCATCTAATAGTTTATCTACGCCTCGTCGTATAACACCTGTACGTAAAGCAGTCTCTTCACTACCCATCTGTACACCATTAGATGCTATACCATTTGTCTTACCATCTATGTAAGCGTTAAAGTATGTATGGAAAGGTTTGTTATCTGTCATTGCGTCTACATAATTAGCGTAGTCAATTAACCCATCAATGTACATTAATCCATCTTGGCCTTTATCTTTTATCTTAGCTATTAAATCAGCGTGTAGTGTAGGATCTAAGTTCATAGAACTTTGTACTCTAGCCATAGCTTCTGCTGGAAAATCAGGACTATCTAAAGGTATCTTTGCAGCGATAGCATCTGATACTGCGTCATAGTCTGCATCACTTACATTCTGTAAAGATCTTAATACGTCTCCATCTTTCTTTAGTTCTGCACTTGCAGCTTGTAAAGCGCGTTCTCTTGCAGAAGGTAGTAAGCCATCAGCTCCATCTACTAACATAGCCGCATACATCTGTCTTAAGTTTTGATCTACTTGATCTCCTCTTCTATTAACAAATGCTGCTTTAGCTCCGCGTGTTACAAACCTAGTTATCTTAGATGTAACAGGATTAAAATAAGTTTGCTGCGGTAGTATCCTATAGTTGTATGCTAACATAGAATAAGATAAATAGTTTGCTTGATTTCTAGCATCTGCAATAGCACTAACTTGCTGAGCATAACTCATAGTAATACTTTCCATAACTCTATCAGCATTATATACCATAGACTCTGGAATATCTAACTCACCTTGTTTCTGCCATGCTCGCGCTGCACTATTAAATTGATAACCTTGTTTCTGAAGTTCAGAAACTTCTGCAGCTTCTTTAGATTTAAACTCATTAGACTTAGTCTCACCCATACCGTGTATTTCTGATTCCCAAGTAGTAGCATCAGCAGCTTGCAGATGACCTAACAATGTAGCCATCATTATCTTACCACGTCTTTTGTCTACAATATGAGCAACTGTACTAGCATTTTTCATAGCTTTTAAAGTAAGCTCACTTTCTTTCTGACCTAAATTACCTAGTACTACTTTAGTAAAAGATGCTATGTCACCCTCATCTATAGTACCACCTGGTTGCGGAGCAGAAAAAGGTTTTATAGGTTGTTTACTAAATATAGAAGCTCTTCGCTCTTTACCTTGTATCAAGTTAAGTCGACCGGCTTCACTTAACTGAAA